AGAACCAACAGCGTTGACTTTGAGGTCAGGGCTGAGGGTGACGGCATGAGCTTTACCGGCTACGCCTCTGTTTTCAATTCCCCATCCGAGGATTTAGGTGGTTTCATTGAGTATGTTGCGCCAGGTGCTTTCAAGCGTTCTCTACAATCTCGCAACGAGGTCAAGCTTCTTTGGAACCATGACTCAGGTGAGCCTCTGGCTTCCCTAAGAGGTGGCACTATGCAGTTGGTTGAGGACAACCGAGGCCTAAAGGTAACTGCCCAACTTCCCAACACAACCCGAGGCAGGGACATTGCCGAGCTATTACGCACTAAGGTTATAGATTCAATGAGCTTTGGATTCAATGTCATCAAAGACTCATGGTCCAGCAACGGACAGACTAGAACCCTAGAATCTGTCAGATTATTCGAGGTCAGTATTGTGAGCTTTCCAGCGTATGAAGCAACAACCGCACAGGTTAGATCAGCCCAAACCATCAACCCTGATCAGCTAGCTGATGCCCTACTAAAGCTAGAGTCTGGTGAGGAACTTGACGAGGCCAACGCTAACTTGATTACCGATGTGGTCAACAAGCTAAAAGCACAGCCAGAGATTGATGAAGTAATTGACAACGGCCTTGAGTTGCTAGACCTAAAGAAAAAGCAGTTTGACCTACTACTGAAAAGGATATAGTCATGGCAAGCAAAGATGACATCAAGAGAGCTATCCTAAAAGTTGCCGGCAACCCATCAGTAGGCGTAATCGCTGACCTAGCTGATGACTTAGCTAAAGCAGTATGGGAACTCGACAACACAAACTCATACAACCCAGCCAAAGAAGCAAGGGTTGTTGACAGTAAAGAAACCAGATAGAGTTTCTTTAGCCCTAGCTCAACCCCCTTTCTGAGCTAGGGTTTTCTTTTGCCTATAAAATTATGAATAACGGCTGAGTGTAAGCACCGCTGTATCTGTTGAGTGTCAGCACCACAGGAATCCATTACCCATTTATTTATAGGAGAATCATGTCCGACTTTATCAAGTCACAGACAGATGCCCGCAACAACTTGATCGCACAGGCAAGAGAAGTTCTTGACATTGCACAGGCTGAAAAGCGTGGACTATCTGCTGAGGAAAACCAAAAGATTGCTCGTATCGAAGCTGACATTGACTCAGCCGATGCAACAATCGAAACTGCTCGCAAACTAGCAGAGCGCGAAGCTCGCGCATCTGAGGCAGCAGCTTCATTCGTACCATCAGCTCCATCAGCTCAGAACTCTGACGCTGACATCCTTCGCTCAATCGCTTCTGGCGAAATGCGCGGATACGACTTCGCTCGCGAGGCTCGTACCCTAGTTCCATCCGCTAACACAGTTGGTCAGTCTTTCTTTGACCAGGTATTCGAGATCGCTCAGCTAGTTGGCCCAATGCTAACTGTGTCTGAGGTTTTCAACACCACCTCTGGCGAGAACCTAGTAATCCCAACAGTAACCGCTACCTCATCCGCTGGATCAGTAGCAGCTGCTGGAACTATCTCCGAGAGCAACCCAACCTTCTCATCCATCACTCTTGGTGCTGAGAAGTACGGCGCACTTGTACAGGTAGCTCAGGAACTGGTAACTGACGCTGGATTCAACATCTCAAGCTACATCGCTCAACAGCTCGGTACTTCTCTGGGTCTACAGGCAAACTCCGTTCTAACCACAAAGCTATCCGCAGCCGCTGGCTCAGTAGTAACTGGTGGAACTGGTGTTGCTGGAGCAGCTTCATACGAGAACCTAATTGACTTGGTTTACGGAATCGCCGATGGCGCTCGCGTACTACCAGGTCTAGGTTTCCAGATGAGCAAGACTGGTATCGCAGCAGCTCGTAAGTTGAAGGATGGTGCAGGAAACTACATCTGGACCAACTCAGCAGTTCCTGGACAGCCAGCAACCTTGCTTGGCTACCCAGTGTACGAGAACCCAAATGTTGCAGCAGTAGGAACTGGAACCAAGTCGGTTCTATTTGGACACCTTCCAAGCTTCAAGGTTCGCGTTGCTGGTGGAATCCGCGTTGACCAGTCAGCTGACTTCGCGTTCAACACAGACACAGTCACCTACCGAGGCCTAATCCGTCTTGATGGTGGACTAACCCACGCTACCCACATCGGGTACTTCAAAGGGGGGGCTAGCTAACAGCTAGTTCTTTCTTGGGAACCCCTCTGGGCATTAGCTCAGGGGGGTTTTCCTTTGATTGTAAAGTCGCCACTCCATAATTGTCAGATGTCTTTTACGACTGTTACAAGATTTACAGGCTGGAACTAGATTGCCAATCGAGTCAGTCCCACCTCTGTCAATAGCAACCACATGATCAATAGTTATTCTTTCTTTTGACCCACAGTAGAAGCAAGGGCCTTGACCTAGTTTGATGAGCTCTTTTTTAGCTATCCGATAAATACCATTAGCTTTACGCCTAGCGTTTCTACGCCTTGTATTTGCTGCTATTGCTTCCTTATTTCTTTTTTTAGAAACACTAATGTAATGCTTAAACTTTTCAGGATTAGCCTTTTGCCAAGCAACTGCATACGCTTTTCTGGCTTCTCTGTTTCTGGCATACTGCTCAGCTTGCTCGATTTTGATTGTGCCTGAGTGTCTTTTTCTGTATTCAGCTCTAGCTTGCCTATGGCAGATTAGGCATTGAGAATAAAAGCCATCAGAGGTTTTGCGATGTATGCCGAACTCTGATGTCGGCTTTACTTGCTTGCACTTGCTACAAGCCCTATACTCGGTCATAGTGGACTCCTTGTAAGTCTGCTCATGCCCCTGGATGTTTCTGCATCGCAGGGGTCTTTTTCTAGCTTACCAGCTACCAAGTAAACTAAAGGGGACGTGGGTCACAGAGCGTAGGACTGTGGCCCACTGTCTTTTTTTGCTATTATGAAGTATGCCTACGAATAAAGAGAAACTGACTGGAGCTGTAAGCGTCTGGTCCAATAGCTACAACGCACCAACCGGATACGGACAACAGGCCACAATGCTGGTTGACCGACTCAAGCGTTCTGGTCTTGATGTCGCCATGCTGTCCAACTATGGACTTGAGGGAATACCCAGCACAATCACAACCCCTTACGGCAAGGTGCCACACTACCCAAGAGGGCTAGACCTCTACTCAAATGATTCTGGTCCAGTAGATCACAAAACTTTCATCTCTCAACACAATAAGCCCAATCTATTTATCAGCCTTTACGATGTCTGGGTTATGAAGTCAAAGCTTTATGATGACTTCCCAATCGCAGCTTGGACACCACTCGACCATGTGACTCTCCCACCAGGCGTTGAGAAGTTTCTACGCAAAGAGAATGTCACCCCAATCGCAATGTCACCTCATGGCGTTAGACAGCTAACTGAAAAGGGTATCGAGTGTGAGTACGCACCTCACGCGATTGACACCAAGGTTTACAAGCCAACAAGCAAGATAGGCAGACATGAAATAAACGCCTACATGGGACTAGAGCCAGACCAGTTCCTAGTCGGTGTTGTTGCCGCTAACAAAGCATCAGGTCTAGTACACCGCAAAGCCTATGGTGAGCTAATCCTTGCCTTTAGCTTGTTTGCTAAGAAGCACCCAGATGCTGTGCTTTATCTGCACACCGATGCTATGGGTCAAGCTGGTGGCTGGAACTTGCTAAACATCTTGAACTCAGTTGGGATACCTAAAGAGCAGGTCATCTTTCCTAACCCTAACGATTACAGATTCGGACTAGCTCAGCCTGACCTTGCTGCCCTTTACACTCGCATGGATGTCTTGCTGGCACCTAGCTTGGGTGAAGGTTTTGGCGTTCCTAGCGTTGAGGCTCAGGCTTGTGGCACTAGGGTAATCGGTTCTAACTGGGCAGCAACCCCTGACCTAATCAGCCCTGACTCTTGGCTAGTTGATGGACAGCTAAGTTGGGATGCTGGGCAAGACGCTTGGTGGATGACACCGAATGTAGGTAGCTTGGTCAATGCCCTAGAGGAGTCTTACAAGGCAGAGCGTGGCACTTCACAGATAGCCATAGACTTTGCCAGCCAGTTTGATGTTGAAAAGGTATGGGAAAATAGCTGGATGCCAATTCTTAGAAAGTTGCTCAAATGATTCCTGTATTAGCCTTCCCAACTTACGCTAGGCACGATCTAGCCCAAAGAATGATTGACTCTATTGACTACCCAGTTGAGCATCTTGTCATTGTTGATAATTCTGGCAAGCAAGAGTTCAAGCCAGTCAAGCCAGACATAGTAAAGAACCTCTGGCTGATACCTGTTCCCTTTGGTGTTGGCCCAGTAGCAGCGATGAACTTTGTTACCAAGGCAACACCACACGCTAAGTATTGGGTCTTTGCTAGTGAGGATACTTGGTGCGAGCCTGGTGCTTTAGAAAAGATTGCGAACGAGGTTGACACCGAGGCTTTGAACTTTACCGATGCCGTTCCTGACTGGGCGTTTGTTGCTATCGGTGAGGGAGTAGTTCTAAAGGCTGGACTAGCTAGCGAGTTGTTTCACCCACTCTACTTTGATGACAATGATTATGAAAGAATTATTGATGCACATGGCATACCCAAAAAGCGTATCCATGCCACAATCCACCACAACAACAGCTCTACTATTGCTGCTGGCTATGGCCCTAAGAACGCTCGCACCTTTTCAATAAACCAAAGACTTTACGAGGAAAGACGAGCTGAAAACAACCTCAATGGTGGCGAGTGGTCGCTAAAGATAAGGCGAGAGAACTCTTGGGACTAGCCTTATTAGTATCCTTTTGATTCAGTAGAATAGAGAACATTATGGCAATTACTCAAGGCTATGCCTCACTAAATCAAGTCAAGGCAGCACTAAGAATCACAGACACAGTTGATGACGCTTTGCTGGAGATGGCTATCGAGTCAGGCTCAAGAGCTATTGACGGATACACCAATCGCAGCTTCTCAGCTCTCGGCACAGCTACCAGAATCTTTACCCCAATGGATTACTTACAAGTTGAGATTGATGATCTAATCACGCTGACAACACTAAGAACCAAGTCAGATGATGATGGAACCTTTGACCAACTTTGGACAGCAGACGATTACCAGCTTGAGCCACTAAACGGCAGAGTTGACGGCTTGCCTACTTCATACACTCACATCCGCGCTGTTGGTGACTACTTGTTTACCCAATGGGAAGGTGAGGCAACTGTCCAGGTCACCGGCACTTGGGGTTGGTCAGCAGTCCCAATCGCTGTAACCCAAGCCTGTGTAATCCAGTCCAGCCGAATCTACAAGCGACTAGACAGCCCTCTAGGTGTGGCAGGTATCTCTGACATTGGAATCATGCGAGTCAGCAACCAGCTCGACCCAGATGTCGCACAGCTAGTTAGTCCATACCGCAGAATTAGGTTTGCATAGTGGCACTTATTAGTGAGCTAAGAACTGGCATCGCAACCAACCTTGGCACAATTACTGGACTACGCACTAGCGCAGAAATGCCTGATAACCCAAACCCACCGATTGCCTTGGTCAGACCAACGACTGTGGACTACAACCAAGCCTTCAATAAGGGTCTTACGCTTTACCGATTTTCTGTTGTTGTCATTGTTGGCAGGGCAGCAGAAAAGTACGCGCAGAGATCCCTTGA